GCAATCTCCTCAAGGTTAATGCCTGCTGGTGGCATCTTGGCAATAGCCGCAAAGGATTGGATGCCGTAGATAAACCGTTGCAGCTTAGCCACTGGATCGGTCGCCCCCATGCCCACGTTCACGGTGCAAGTCAGCTCGTGATCGAGCATTGAGTCCTGAACCTCGGATACGCCAAAGCGCATCATGGCCTTAGCCTTCTGGCCTGCCACGCCAAGCACCACCTCATCGGTTTCATAGTGTTGCTCAAGCAAGATTAAGTGCCTAAGCACCGGCTGCACAAACGTTTCGGTGAACGTCTTAAGCATATACTCGGTCAATAGGTTACTCGGGCCTTGCAGCATCCGCATGGTGGCGGTACTGGCTTGGCCTACCTTCATGCCCGACACTTGCATCGGGTCAAAATTACCGGCTAGATCGCTAAAGTCGCTGTCGATGCGGTCTTGCTCTAGGTAGCTGGACTGGGTTACGTCAGGCCACGTTACTTCCTTAACGTCACCGTCAGGATCATCAAGTAAAGTAATACCACCAGGCACGTTTCGCACCAGACTCGCCAAGTCGACATTCTTGCCTCGCTTTGCAAACCATCGCTTGTTTAGCACAAACTTGACGTTATCTAGACGTTGGTTAGCGATCTCGTTAGCTTCTTCCTGTAATCCTCTAGTCATCTCAGGCACGGACGTTGGGAACGGCCGGTGAGTCTCTAGGATGGTGTTTCCCATGACATAAGGGCGCTTACCGTGAAATACCGTGTCGGCTAACGGCTCTGGCTCGGTGAGCAGCTTCTCGCTGGCAAGGGTGTAGAACTCCCAGTCTTGACCGTTGTGCCGGTGGATGTGGCGGTGGATCCAGATAACGTCATAATCGGAGATGGATCGTCGTTGTTGGGTAGCATCCTCAGATCCCTTGATACGGGCCTTGCGAGTGCTGTCATCCATCCCTGCCTTGAATGAAGCAAAGGTCGCATCATCGTAGTGTTTCCATGTTCTGCCCTTGGGGTCAGGCTTATTCATCCGAGCCTTAACGTCGACGACGTACATCGGAATCAGATGAATCAAATAGGGTGACGTATTGATCGGGTCTAGCCAGTGAGCTGCACCGTCAATACGTAGATTTTCGATAGGGATTAGATCCACTACGGGCTGATCCTCTACCTTTTCTAGATCACCGTCCTTTGTGCGTTTAGTCGTGAACCGCCAGTGAACGTGCGCGGCACAAACGCCTTGCACCTGAGCGTCTTGGAAGGCGCCCAGCACCGTCTGAAACCACGGGATAGATACCGTCAGGCGGTATTGCAGCAGCTCTTTCATGATGGCCGCTGATAGCCGTTCCTGCGGTATAGCCTCATTGACTGCCGATACCGTTATCCGGTCAATGTTGCTAAAAAAAGCAGCCGCCGCAGCCGCTTCGTTTTTGCGGATAATCGCCCGAGTCTTAGGCCGGAAAATGCTAGACCGCTTGCGGAATAGATCGCTGTTGTACTTTGATTCGCCGGGGTGCTGACTGTTAAACGCCCGAATCGAATCTTCCCATGATTTTCGATAGTTGCTGTCAACAAATGACGTACTGAAGGCAAACGCCTGACGCGCTCGGCTCATCCAGTTAATGTCACGGCCAGACTCGCTTCCGTCTTGGTCAGCCATTAAGCCATCGTCATCGTCCTCATTCCCGTAAATGAACGCGCCGGATCCCTCGCTTAGGATGTCGCCCTCACGGGGGTCGCCTATTGATGGTGGCTGCGGTCGGGACTGGGTACTAACGGTCATGGTGCTTCGTCCTGCGTGATACCGAGATATTTCTTCATCTCGTCAAAAGATTTTAGTTGGGCTGGCGTATACCGTTTTTCTGGTTTATCCCACTGGTCAAACAAATAACCGCGATAATAGGCAGGAATACCGGATATTTTAACCCATTCTTCAAACGGTCGCTTTTCGCCTTCATTTTGCAATGCGTATTGGTACTGATTGGTTAACTGAGCCTTTTGCGCTGGCGTCATGCTCTGCACAAATTGATCGTAATGCTTTTGTATAACGGGGTCTTTTTCGCGCCCGTAATGCGATACGTAATCAGCCAAAATGTCTATCGGACGGACATCTTTATCAAACACAGCCACGCCAGGCTTGTCGATAGGAAAATCAGCCGGTCTATCAGTTTCACCGGGTGGATAAAACTCTAACTTACCAGTGCGCTCTACGCCTTGAGGCTGAAACGCATAAGTAATGTTGTCTTTAGCCAAAATAGGATATTGACCGCGAGCTGCTGCGAATACATCCCCGTATTCGGCTGGTGCCTGCACGGGTGCTTGCGCCATCGGTGTAGCCGCATCAGCCATTAGGTAAAGTTACCGTTCTGTTTGCGTTTCCAACCTTTCGGCAATATCGGTTCCTCGCCCTTCCACGCCTTGCGCGGTAGACCGAAAGCCTCGAGCAGTTGCCCACCGGCCATCACAGCGTTCTTTGCTAATTGAGTAGCCGAGTGTGCGTTCAAGTGTTTTAGCACAAAGCCAAAACCATCCTGCCCCATCTCTGTCCGCACAGTGTCGCTGATGGCTAGATGCCGAATGACCAGCGCCTTACCTTGGAAGCTGATTAGCCAGGGGTGGTTTGGGTAATGCTTTTCGAGCGTAACGCTGACCTCTTTAGCTTTCTCAAGGTCTAACGCTTCATCAGCATCGCCCTGCTCAATCAGCCGGATCTCGCCGTTTTGGTCTAACATTTTATGGCTTCTGATAAATGCCGGTCGTGCCGGTGTCTGTTGAGTCAAACCGACGCACGCCGCCGTCAAACACGTAGATACCGTGATCGGGTGCGCGGAACTCGCTGCCCCACTCCCGGCTAACCATGTCTAGCAGGTTGAATTGACGAGTTGTAACTGGCAGTCCAAGACTGGGTGGAATAGGCGCTGGCATTAATACTCCGGCTCTAAGGCATCTTGGTCAACGTGAACAGGCCCACGGGGGTCTAGGTCGTAGATACGGCTCACGGCGTCCACCAGATCTTTTAGCCCACCAAACGGGAAGTAATGCACCTGCATCCGTAACCGTTCGGCAAGGTCGTAAACTTGACCAGCTTCGTCTTTCCGTTTTATCGGTTGTGCCACCCGATAGCCATAGCCCTCGGCTTGCATCCTGCTCTGGGCTTTGGTAAGCCTATCAGAATCCGTAGGATATGGTAAATAGAACCTATGGCTGCGGAAGTCCGGCCCTAATCGCTGAACACGGTCGATCTTGCTGCCTGGTCCTTCCCGCGGCCATTCCAGTTCTACAATCTCGAACCGGACGTTCTCAATCTTTTGCCGTTCTTTGAAGTAATCCAGGTCTGAGATGGCGCCGAATCGCTCGTACCCGACTGTGAGGCCTTGAACGCCGGTGGCTGAACGCCATCTTTTGTACAAGTCGCGCATCCGGTGCCAGCGCTCTTGTAGATCCATTTTGTGGTCATATCCGTCCAGTAGGTATTTGTTGCCTGCATAGTCGACGCCGATGACCGCCATAGCCGTGTTTGCGCTATCTTTCTTTATCGAGCGAGCAGGGTCAATCATGATGTAGACCATGAGTGTCTCAGGCCGCACCTCATAGATTTGCAGGTCTGCCTGATCGAACATCCGCTGGTGTCCGGCCAATGGGTTGCCGAGCATCTGACAAGCGATAGTCGCCTCGCCCTGATCGCGTACTTTGCGTTCCCATTCGGCCTGAGTGAACAGCAGTGGCTTGCCGGTAATCATGCCGTCATCGGTAGCCGGTCGGTGCCGTAGGATGGCTGCCCCACGCTTGATGATGTCTTGGTAAGTGTCTGCGTAACTGTATCGAGTGCCTACGTGCCACTTGCGCCCGCCCATGCTGCCAAGGTTGTCCGACAGCTCCCACGCTTCGGTGGTCTTAAAAATCTGTTCGGCGGTGCTGACCGACTCGCGGGTTACAACGTCATCATAGATCAGCAGGCCAAAGTGACGGCTGGTAGGCTGCCCGTCCACCAATCCGTGCGCCTCGATGGTGGCTTCCTTTGGGTTAGTCTTGCGCTTGACGATCAACCCAGAGTCTAGTGACCAAGTGGGCGCTTCCTTTTGTGGGTTGCTCCATAGGACATCGGGAAACAGATCCTTGAGCGTTTGATTGCTCTCCAGCTCACGCTTGATCTGGCTCATGAAAGCCTTAGCGATGGGCTTCGTATGGCTGAACAGCCCTATCGTGATCTCAGGGTTTCGCAGGATCTCTTGAATTGTGCCTGCATAGGTAATGATGGTCGACTTGTAGTGTTCCCGTCCCCAAATGTCTAGGTGGCCGTCTGGTGCTAGCTCTACCTCACGGCAGCGGTCGTAGATCCAAGGGTGCCAGGCATCGCCACGGCCAAGCAGTTTGATTAACAGGTAATAACGGTCTATCAGTGCTAAGGCGGCTACTGCCTCAACGTCAGTGCCATTTGAATCAAGCTGATCCCATAGACTCAATATCTGCGTAAACGGCGTCCTCAAAAGGTTCACTGGCCTGTTCCACAGCGCGGAGCGTGTTGGCGAGAGTACGGGCATTGCCTACCGTGATGTACGTCGTGTGGGTGGATTCTGAGATGAGATGTTCGGTTGCTTTGCCGTCAATGCGATTGGCGATCTCTGCGACTGCCCACTGTTGCCCTTCGATGGCTGCCGCGACAACCCGGTCTGCGACAAGATCAAGCCCGTTGTCATAGACGTTCTCGGCTTTTCTGGCCAGAGCGCGCTTAATGGCGGCTGTCCATCTTTTACCTTCTGCACGATTGTCATTCCCCACTGGTGCGCCACGCATTTGATAGATACTCTAACGCTTTGATTTTCTTGCAGCCTTCGCCGCCGCCGCATTTCCTGCTCTGACGGCTCTACCTTCGTCATGGGTGGAGGCCAGCACCGAGTTGGCCGCATGAGCAAAAGCCCGTTTCGCCTTCGGTGTCTTGGCCTTTTTGGTAAAACTACTAGCGTCTTTGACTGACCAAGGCATCAGGCTGCTGCCGGTGGATCTGGTTGAACTGGATCGTTAGCCACTGGCGCGTCTGTGACGGTGACAGGTGCGACAGTTGCGACAGTTGCGACAGTTGACCCACACGTGCAGGCCGTCATGCCAGCCACAGCATCATCAAGCCCTTGAGCGTAGACCGCCCACAGACCGGCTGCATGACTGATCGGTAGACCAGTTTTGTACAGTGCGTCGATCTCGTAGTCTGTCATGACCGAGTGCCTTTCTTTGGCTTCTCGAGCTTGTCATTGCCGGTCATTTTCTTACGCATCGGCATTTTGCTGTCCATCATCATGCCTGGCTC